ACATCGGCTCCGGTGTCGTCGTCGGTGACGTGGGGAATGTGCCTATCATCGTGTGTGCTGGCCACCAGTTCCGAGGCTGGGACCGGAGAACGCTGACGGTCAACGGCGTCGCGGCGGATGTGCTTTATCAGCGGATTGACAAGGGCGAGGACATCGCCATTCTGAGTTTGAGCGAAGCGGTCAAGACAATACGACCGGCCACGATCGACGAGGGCATCCGAGACAACGACGCGATTGACCTGTGGCACGACCGGCAAAAGCTGACTGGCCGGTGGCGGTCACAGCAGCCAATGAGTGACGGCACTCTTATCGGTGGCACGCTGGTCGGTGGAACGCAGCAGGCTTACGTACCGGGTGTCGTCAGTGGATGGAGTGGAGGACCAGTCTACCGTGCAGACTCGACAGAACTACTGGGGATCATCAGCACGAGTGACGGGAAGTGGGTGGGTTGGACTCCGGTATCAGTCGTCTCACAACGTCTGACGGAAACTGTGCCAAAGATGACGACTGCGTCAGCAGTCACTGTCTACGTTGCAACGACTGCGAATTGTTCCCCGTGTGAATCTTTTAAGCGCGACCTTGCGTCTGGCAAGGTAAGCCAGTCCGGCGTGCGGTATCATCTACTCACAGCGGACTCACCACAGATGGCTGAGGTGACGCGGAAGATGCACGCTCAGGGGTATGCGGCCCCGCTGTCATATCCGTGGTTCTGGTCACCGACATGCAACTGTCATCCACAGGTCGGGTACCGAGGTGCCACGTTGTTTCTGGCATGGCTCTCACATCCCGCGATAGCTCAGCGATACAAGCGGATGCCAAGCCAGGAAGTAACACCACCACGCAGGCTGGTCCCGCCACCACCAGATGAATACATTGCTCCGGACGTGCCGGATGTCGAGAAAACGACACGGATCAGAGACCTCGAACAACAGGTAGCTGAATTGCGTCAGCAGTTGGTGGACCTGAAATCTATACGCGGAGAGACAGGGCCGCCGGGACCACAAGGCCCTCCGGGGCCAGCGGGACCATCAGTCATTGACAGCCGGCCGATTGATGTGCAGATTGTAGCAGTCGATCCGCAGGGTAAAGAGACAGTGATCGCGAAAGAGTCCTATCCTCGCGGGCAGCCAATCAGGCTGAAGTTTCGTGAGCAATGGATTAAATCAGGAGAGTAAGTATGCCGTCTGGTGATGGTGTGCTCGACGTTGTTGTGACCGTTTCCAAAGCAGAGGAGAAGAAGATGCCCCTTGACCTACCAGATGGCGTTGGCACCACGTTGCTGAACCAAGCCGTTCAGGCTCATCAGTTTCTGATGACTGAATCGCAAGGCAACATTCAGCACGCGAACAACATGCTGCGTTCACAGGCGAATCAGCAGTTCGGTGAACTGAGCAGCGTCGAAGCTCAGGCGAATCGATCAGTGACGAATACGCCAATTGGGTCACCGACGACTAGCGTCGGCCCGTAATCATGCGGACGCTCGTTGATGTGATGCGTGAAGTCAGTCAACGGAATCACCTCGTCCGAAAGGGTCAATTTGATGCTGAGCAATGGGATGCAGACCATCCACGAGCAACGGCAGAAGATAAAAAACGGCTTGTTCGCGGGGATGATTCCGATGGCTCTACGGTCGCTGAAGTGGGAACAGACGATGGCGGAAGCCACTCAGAAAGCGGCCCACAAGGCGACGTTTAGTGAGGGTGTAGACATGCCCGACGAAGGCGACGACACGGTCAACGTGGACAGTCCGCAGACCGTCAACAACTACTACACGCACGATGGGTCAGCTTCCCAGCAGCAACCGAAGTCGTCGCTGCTGGCAACGGCGGCAAAGCTCGCACTCGGTGCCGGTCTCATTGGGACCGGTGCGGGTGCGGGTGTGGGCATTCCGCTGTTGATTGATGCGTGGAAGAATAAGCCTGACGTCGTTGTTCCGGATCAGGATCAGGGCGTTAAGTATTTCCTCGATCTTGGAAAGCCGACTGCCGAGTGACGCGACCGTAATAATCCCCGGACCCGGGCTGTTTGAGCACTCACTTGCCCGCACCACGTGAGACTGTTCCAGCCCGGGTTTTTTCATGGAGTTGACGGTGATATGCCAGGACAAATGACGATCGCGATCGACTTCGACGACACGTGCTGATATGGAGAAGCAACCGAAACGCGACAACGCTGACGACAGTCACTGGCATTAATTCGCTGGCCAATATGCCACCTGCATGAGGTGGAGAGCAGTCGATAGCGGGAGCGGAATGACGTTGGCCGAACGCCCCGTGTGCGGCATGAGTTTGCAGATGCCCGTGACTCTTTTTAGCAACGAGAAAACTCATGAATAAATTGACTATAGCCATCGTTCTGGCAGCAGTGATTATCATGTCAGCCGTCATTGCGTCAGGCGGCGAGGTTTTACACGACGTTATGCTTGCGGTAATGACCGGCGAGTCAGTATCCGGAGCGAGTGTCTTCCTTTTGTTTGCGGTGATTGTGTTCTTTGGAACTCGTTTCCTTGAGAGGCGAACTGATTATTAGTGAATCTATGATTCTGGATCGAGACAGGATTGAGTGTTTAGTGAGGGAACTCAGATCCTACTATGAATGGATTCCTATTTTGGATGTGACGCATGAAAATCACGACAAAACCGATGGGTGCAGAGATGGGGACGCGAACCCAGGTTCCGGTCGGCTGCAAACAGTGCGGGAAGCTGATCAGGGTGAAGCATCACGGGGAGCTGTGCCAGAAATGCCTGAAAAAGCAGTGACTTGCTATGCGTTCATCGAATCGAATGGGTCCCTTGATTTGGATTCGATCGCCGAGACGGAAGACGCAGTTCGGCAAAAGATGCTGGCAGGGAGCATGGGCTGGCGATTCGAGAATCCAGAGCGATACAGCCACGACGAGGCGTGGCAACGTCTGCTAGTCTGCGGGAGAGTCGTTCAGGTTTCGGTTCGCGAAGTGTCCGGACAACCGGACAACGGGACGGAACAACTATCGTAGGAAGTCTGTGATCATGGCGAAGAAGAAACAACAGGTCGCGAAATCCATCAACGTCCAGGATCGCATCGTCGAGCTGCGACGCATCCGCGCGGGTGATCTGCTGCCGAACCCGGAGAACTGGCGGACGCACGGCGACGATCAGATGGCCGCACTCAATGGTGTGCTGTCCGAAGTCGGGATCGCTGACGCCGTGCTGGCGTTCCCGGCTGACGGGCTCGGGCCGGACGGTGACTTCAGCAAGTTGATGCTGTTCGACGGTCACGCTCGGACGGAGAACAACCCGGATCAAGTCTGGCCGGTACTCGTGACCGACCTGACGACTGACGAGGCTCGACTGATGCTGGCCGTCATCGATCCACTTGCGGCAATGGCCGGAGCTGATGACCAGCGGCTAGAAGAGTTGTTGGCAAGTATCGAAACTGAAAATGAAGCGTTGCAGGCGATGCTGGACGGGTTGATGGCTGCGGATGAAGAGAGCGAGTTAGATGAGCCAACGCCGCCAGAAAGCTTCAAGGAAGTCGATGAGTCGATTGAGACAGAGCACGAATGCCCGCAGTGCAAGTATCGCTGGAGCGGGTCAACGAAACCGCAGAGTGAGTGAGCATGGAGATTCCGACAAACTGGACATTCAGGACGGCAGAGGTCGCAGATGGATTCGACCGTCACGTGAGGGAACAGTTGCCGTGGTACGAGTTAATGAGCGGGGCGGTGGCTCACGTCGCGCGGCACTATATGACCGAAGGTGCAACGGTTATCGACATCGGATGTGCGACAGGGAATATCGGTAGACTTCTGGAAAAGACGATTGCCGATCGACAGTGTCGATTCGTTGGAATTGATCAGTCAGAGGAAATGCAAAAGAGGTACGTCGGACCTGGAGAGTTTCTACTGAGCAATATCGAGGATGCGGATATCCCGCAATTTGACGTGGCGATCGCGTTTTTGTGTCTCATGTTTTTGTCTGTGAGTGCTCGTGCGAGCGTCATTGAGCGACTGAGGCTACGAGCGAATCCTGGAGCAGTTATTATCATCGTTGATAAGTTCGAAATGATTGGTGGCTATATCGGGACAGCGATGGCGCGGTTGACTCTGGCCGGTAAGATTGCATCAGCAGTTCCGGCCGATGAGATACTGGCAAAGGAACTAAGCCTGATCGGAGTTCAGAGGCCAATGAGAGCGAGTGAGATCGGTAGTGCCGTAGAAATTTTCAGGTTCGGTGAATTCGCAGGGTTTGCAATCGAAACATGAGCACAACGAAACCACCATACCTAGTGCCGACGATGGAGCAGGTCAGAGCGATACCGTGGAACGGACTCAACGCTATCAGTACGTTCTCCGGTTGCGGCGGATCGTCTACGGGCTACCGTATGGCCGGATTCAGAGTGTTGTGGGCATCCGAGTTTATTGACGCCGCCAGAAAATCATACGCCGCAAACAAGGCTCCATATACCATCGTTGATGGTCAAGATATTCGCCAGGTCAGCGTAGAAGATATCCTGAAGGCGATCGACATGAAGCCGGGCGAACTGGACCTGTTCGACGGGTCGCCGCCGTGCGCGTCGTTCTCGACAGCCGGTAAGCGTGAGGCTGGCTGGGGCAAGGTCAAGAAGTACAGCGACAAGGCACAACGAACGGACGACCTGTTCTTCGAATTCAGTCGGTTGATTCGAGGAGTGCAGCCAAAGGTGTTCGTAGCGGAGAACGTCAGCGGATTAGTGAAGGGCACGGCGAAGGGATATTTCCTTCAGATACTCAAAGAGTTGAAGTCGTGCGGGTATCGAGTGAAATGCCAGGTGCTCGATGCTCAATGGCTCGGAGTGCCTCAGTCTCGTGCAAGAACGATTTTCGTCGGTGTTCGTGAGGACTTAGGACTTGATCCAGTGCATCCAAAGCCGTTGCCGTATCAGTATAGCGTGCGGGACGCGTTGCCGTGGATTATCAAGATCGAAGGTGCTAATGGATTCAACGGCCACGCTTATCAGGCATCGACGATTCGGGCATCGACGATTCAGGCATCAAGGCCGCTCAATGTCGAGGCAGAGACAGACATCAGCCGATACGCGATCGGAAAAGAGTGGGATAACCTGAAGATCGGCGAAGGATCAAAAAAATACCTGAACCTGAAAAGGACACACATTGATAGTCCGTCGCATTGTATCAGTGCGGAAGGCGGTCATGCTTCTAAAGCATCAGTGACGCATCCGACTGAACGAAGAAAGTTCACGATAGCGGAACTACGTCGCATTTGCGGATTTCCGGATGACTTTATACTGACTGGGACGTACGCTCAGCAGTGGGAACGACTCGGCAGAGCGGTTCCGCCACTTATGATGCGAGCGATAGCTTCGGAGATTCGCGACAAGATTCTGCTGACGAGGTAACTAATGCCGAAGGTGACAAAGAAAAACGCGACGACAGCGCTGACGAGAACGGCGGGCAATATCTCTGCGGCTGCACGAGCACTCGGAGTCACTGGGGCTACACTTCGGTTCTTTCTCAAAAAGCATCCTGACATTCAGGAGATCGTTGAGGAACAGCGTGAGGCGGTGGCTGACTACGCAGAATCGATGCTCTACAAGGCGGTAAAATTGGGCGAGCCGTGGGCGATCAGGCTGGCTCTGGTCAACAACTCACGTGGCCGTGCAAGAGGCTATCTGCCGAATGCGAGCGTTGAGAGCATGGAGAACGCAAAGCTAGGCGACTCGTTTGACTGGGTCGCACACTATGCCGATTTCATGCGGTATCGTGAGTCTCATGGTCGTGAGCCAAACGTGATTGATGGCACTGAAGGGGATTAGAGATGATTGACGCGAAAAAACGAGCGGAGCTAGATCAAGGAATGGCGTTGATGCTGGACTACTTCCCAGCTCAATGGCGTCAGTTGTATTTGCGATTGATGGAAGAAGGGTTTCAAGAACTGCAAGCACTTGAACTCGTCAAAACATACATCAAGGCAAGTTGCGGCACATCACCCGCATGAAATGATCGGATGGAATGTGCGAACCGTGATCATCTATCGCTGGGTGGAATTTGTGATTCGAGTATCCGGGCTGGTGCTATTCTGCACCGTTCTCTGTCCGGCACTGTGGGCCTTCGACCAACTCGCGAAGCTTGAGTCATGGGCCCGTCAGGACCGTTCGTGAGTATGGCTCATAACGCCTGCCAGCAATCACCAGAATGGCTTCACGGCTCCGTGTGCATTGGATTTACCATGTCGAATTTCGCGTGTGAGAATTGCGGGCGAACCCAAGTCGATAAGGACGGCGTCGGTTACGTTGCGGGGTGTGAACACTACCCGCCAGAACATTCTGATTTCGTTAATGTGTTTTTTGGTGGCGACGAACCACCAGTTAAGGCGTTCTATTCCGGTGGATTTTATACGTCAGTTTTGGCGAAGAATCAGGGCCGGGCAATTCATCCGGTCTATTGGGAATCAGACCGGAACGAAAGGGGATGACATGAGCTCCACGAAAACGCCGGCAGAGCGGAAAACAGACGTAGATGAGTGCTCCGGTGCGTCGCATTGTTCGACGGTCAGCGGTTTGATTTACCTTGCCACACCGTACAGCCACGAGCAACCAGAAGTGCGGGAGCAACGGTTTCAGGTGGTCAATCGCGTTGCCGCTGATTTGATGCGGGGCGGGATGCACATTTACAGCCCGATTAGCCACACTCACTCGATTGCGATGGCGGGAGATTTGCCGAGGGGCTGGGATTTTTGGGAGCGGTACGATCGCGTTATGTTGGCGGCGTGCGTCAAGGTGATTGTGTTGCGTCAAGATGGGTGGGATCAGTCAACAGGGGTTGCCGCTGAAATCGCGATCGCGAAGGATATGGGGCTGCCAGTCGAGTTTATCGATCCGTAACGCCTGAATTGAACCGGTTGCGGAAAGTGACGCAACCACTTGGAACCGACGCCGCCCGCAACTCGGTTCCAATTCTTTGTTATCGGGCATTTGGGGACGACGATGGATCGCGAAGACCGCAAGTTTCTGGCCGTGTTGGCGTGCGTAGTTGTTGGCGTGTTCCTGCTGATCGGAGCCATCATTTCGCCGTTCGTGTACATGGAAGGCGTGGCGACGTCGAATTGGTTGAAGCAAACGCGAGGCGTGAATATCCCGTGGTATGAAGCGGCGTTACTCGACGTGAAGATCAACGACGTTGACGCCAGCGTGGACGTGACTGAGCCCCGATAACGCCCCGGTTCACGGGGCACGAAAGGAAGACATGGATTCCACGAAAACGACGGCAGAGTGCTCCGGTACAACGCATTGTTATGCAGTTCGCGACATGCCGCAGGTGGAGCGGATAGCGTTTCTGGCTTGGTTTGGCGGCGGCAGCAACGAGGTGACCAGTTACGCAAACAAGCCAGATGATGTGTCCTGGGGCAAGTCCGAGTGCGAGCGAGTTCCGTTTCGCGAGTTCTGGCTTGGAAAAATGGTTGAGCATGGATGGTTTACCTTTCACGAAATCAAACGCGGCATCGCCAAAGGAATGGTCGGTACGCCGGAATACGTGAAATACAAGGTGCAAATTACGGACGCGGGATGGGATGCTCGCGAAGCGTTTTACCATACCGCATAACGACTCACATCAGCCGGTTGCGGCGGTTGATTCTCAATTGCAAATTCTGGATTTCTCATGTCTCACGAAGTGGTTGAAGCAATCAAGAGTTTGGACGTTGCTGGTGGCCCGGCATTCATCACGTGCGAATCTGGTGGCGACGCTCCGAAGGTGGTTTGTAAGTTCAAGACACTGGAGGAGGCACAAGCATTCCATCGGGCGTTGATTGAGTGCGGGCAAGCTGCACGCTTCATGGAAGCCGAGGAACAGGCAGACTCTTCCAGATAACGACAGCAATAACCGGGCGGCGTGAGTGACGCTGCCCTCACGATTGACGTGGTTCGCCGCTCCGCGTTGATTGCTTTGTTATGCGGCGATTGTGAGTGCGAATATGACGCGAACAGAAGTGCAAACACTGCGGCACGGTGTCTACCGGCTGCATTGGTCCGAAGCCGCAGGTGGCGGATCGTCTCTTGCCGTTGTCGGAAGTATGTACTCTGGTGCGAGGTGGTTTGCCTGCTCGAACTGGACAGGAAAAGATGGCAAAGGCATTCCAGGGTCGGACAACGACGAATCATGGTCGGAAGTCGAGCGAGCCGAGTTGATCGAAGCCGCATAACTTTGAATTATGTGGATTCCGCCGATATCAGATTATGTGGAATCCAGATAACTCTGTGCGATATCCGCCACGTAATAATGATGAACGAGTGATGTAAGAGACTCAAAAGTGCATGACTAAGTTGCCGCCCGACGCATTCGCAACAGAGCCGTTGCTATTCATCCAGCGATACTGGCCCGGGATCACGATCTACAAAAAGCAACGGGACATTCTCTACTCCGTCAGGGACTGCCCTGTCACGGAAGTTTATGCCGGAAACAAACTCGGCAAAGACTTCATCGCTGGCCTGCTGGTCGTCTGGTTTTTCGTGTCACGTCCGGAGTGTCACGTGGTGACGACTTCTGTTGATTACGACCAACTCAAGCACGTCCTATGGGGTGAGATTCGAAAGTTCATTGAGACGGCGGCTGTACCGCTTCCGATTCAATCGAATCACATGCACCTGAAAAAGGTACTCGGTAAGAGCGTCTGCACGAAAAGCTATGTGATCGGCAAAGTGGCGAAGCGTGGTGAGGGGATGTTGGGACACCATTTGCCGTACATGCCAGACGGGACGCCAACGACGTTATTCGTCGCTGATGAAGCGTCCGGCGTTGAAACTGACCACTGGGATAAGGCCGATTCATGGGCACATCGCAAGCTGGCAATCGGCAACTGCTTTCCGACGCAGAACTTCTTCTTCCAGGATTGGAAAGCGGGGCCTGTCTACTCACTGGACGGCAGCAGGACGATTCGGAATCAGATATTCATCAAGGGTGAAGATTCACCGTCAGTTGTTGCTGCACACAAAGAGATAGCTGCTGGCAAGCCACCATCGTACGAACGCAAGCTTCCCGGAGTCTTGGACTTCGAAGAGTACGAAAACAAACGCCGGCTCTGGGATCCGGTCCTGCAATGTATCGGCCTTGACGCGAAGTTCTGGGAAGGGGCTGAGGCTCTGCTGTATCCGCCAGAATGGCTGCTGCGTTCTGAACGCCGAGCGACTGAGCTGTCATATGAAGGGTCACGGCAGGCTCTGGCAATCGGAATCGACCCGGCTGAAGGCGGTGATAAGACGACGATGGCGGCTGTCGATCGTCAGGGTGTCATCGAGCTTGTGTCGAAGAAAACGCCAGACACGTCGGTGATCACCGGTGAGGCCATCGCATTCATGAACAAGCACGGAGTCAGTCCAGAAAACGTGATGTTCGACGCCGGCGGCGGCGGTAAGCAGCACGCTGACCGATTACGACGGCAAGGATACGACGTCAAGACCGTCGCGTTCGGTGGCGCGGCGACCGGGCAACTGATCGACGCTCGACGATCAGTCGAGGAACGAACTGAGGAATTCGAACGCCGTTACGTCTACAAAAACCGCAGGGCGGAGATGTACGGCTTGCTTCGCCGTGTGCTTGACCCTCATGACGACCTGATTCAAGAGCATGATACGTTTGCGATTCCTGCAGAATATGCTGAGTTGAGACGACAACTGGCTCTGATTCCGTTGTTGTACGATGACGAGGGAAAGATGATGATGTTGCCGAAAGGCAAGACCGGACTCGGGTCAGCACTGCGGGAAAACGCACACGGCAACAAAACGCTCATTGATATTCTCGGTCATTCACCTGACGAAGCGGACGCACTCGTGATCGCGTTATTCTGTATGATGGAGTCTGAGGTCGATATGTCACGGACGGCGGGCGTCGCGTTTTGAGAAAGGAAAGGCATTCAGTGATTGAGCTACAGTGGACATCAGCGAAGCCAACTGAGCCAGGCAACTACAAGACCCGGTGGCCAGACGGATCAAACGTGAACGACGTGATTGTTCGGCGTAGAGGTCGAGGGCTTCAGGTGGTATGTGTGACATTTAGTGACATTGTCCCAATGTCTCGACTTGCAGATCACGAACTTGAGTGGGCGAAAGTCCAATAACTAAAAGGCAAACGGAATGTCCGAATTCAGCTTCGATTATATGGTCACGAACTCCGGGGTGCAGGAAGCACTCGCACCAGTCTTCAATTCACCGGCGGGCGGCTGGTGACTATCCACTTCGAACCGCATCGCTCCGCCCGTCCGGTGCATTGCTTTGTTATGGGGCTTTTCACGGATGACGCCGTACTACCAAGACACCTACACAACGATCTACCACGGCGACAGTCGGGTGATTTGGCCACAACTGGAACGGGCGGATTTATTGTTGACCGATCCGCCGTATGGGATTGAATACAACGCACAGGTAGCGAACCTGCCGAACAGTACGAAACGAATTGACGTTGCTGGGGATGCGGACACGATGCTCGCTCGTTGGTTGTGTTCGATGCTGTGGAAGGTTGACGACGCTGTGATCTTTGGGGCGGCGAACTGGCCGCAGTTGCTACCGAGTCATGGGCGTTGGATATGCTGGGACAAGAGAACGATGGCAGCGGCGGACAAGATGCTAGGGTCGCCGTTCGAGTTGGCGTGGATGAATAAGGCGAGCGGATTTGACAGGATGATTCGCAAGCTTCACGGCGGAGTCGTGAACGCGGACGGCGGGAAGCGAGTACACCCAACACAGAAGCCGAGCGGGTTATTCATGGCGATCATGGGCGAGATATTCCCCGACGCGGAAACGATCGTTGATCCGTTTATGGGGTCGGGGTCGGTGTTGCTGGCCGCGAAACGTGAGAATCGGAAAGCTATCGGAATTGAGATCGAGGAACAATACTGCGAAGCGGCGGCAAACCGCTTGCGGCAGGGTGTGTTGGACTTTGCCACATAACGTATTAAATATCCCAGATTCGATCCGAGATAATGCCCCGGATTCGGCAAAGGCTCGGATTGACAGGATTCGCTTGGGCGAAAGTCCAATAACTAAAAGGCTTACAGAATGTCCGAATTCAGCTTCGATTATATGGTCACGAACTCCGGGGTGCAGGAGTCACTCGCCCCAGTCCTCACCTCCAGGACGTTCGAAGACTTGCTCACAAACGCGATCATGTCCCGAAGCCAGTTGATGGATAAGCTCCTGGACCCTCGCCGCGATATCGACGCGGAGTGCGGATTCCCGAAGACGGGTGACATATCGATCCGGGATTATCGACGCATGTTCGATCGTGATCCGATCGCGAATCGCATGATCGGACTCTACCCGTCAGAGACGTGGCTCGATTCGCCGCACGTATGGGAGACGGAAGACCCGAACGACGTCACTCCGTTTGAAGAAGCGTGGGACCAACTCAGCCTATCACTCGACGGGGAGAGCTGGTACCAGGACGACGAAGAATCAGCCGTCTGGACGCATCTCTATAACCTCGACCTGTTGTCTGGAGTTGGACGATATGGCGTGATGCTGTTTGGCTTCGATGATATCGATGACGCGAACGGATTCATGGAGCCGATCGCGGAAGTCGAATCCGGGAAGCCGGGGAAGCCACGAAAACTGCTGTATCTTCGTGAGTTTGACGAGGTCCAGGCGGAGATTTCGCAAGTTGAAACCAGCCGGGCATCGACAAGGTATGGTCTGCCGACTCGCTATCGAATCACGTTATACGACCCGATGGAAACTGAGCAGGGACTACTGAACGCGCACAGTGAGACGATTGAAGTTCACTGGACGCGATGTCTTCACTTCGCACGGGGGACACGTCGGCAAGTCATCAGTGCCCCGTTGTTGCGCCCGGTTCTGAATCGACTACTTGACCTTCGGAAGCTGTACGGAGGCTCGGCTGAGATGTACTGGAAGGGTGCGTTCCCGGGGATCAGCATCGAGACGAACCCTCAGCTCGGAGCCAACGTCAAGATCGACCAGACATTCATGCGGAACCAGATGGAGCAATACATGAACGGGCTCCAGAGGTACCTCTCTCTGTCAGGTATGCAGGCTAAGACTCTGAGCCCGACGGTTGTTGATCCGACGTCGCAGATTAAGGCTCACCTGGAAGCGATCGCGATTCAGGCGGATTGCCCGATGCGTATATTCATGGGCTCCGAACGCGGTGAGCTGGCATCAAGTCAGGACAAGTCGGCATGGTCGCAGAAGATCAAGGGGCGGCGGCAACGCATCGCCGTTCCGAGTCTGATTGCTCCGTTCGTCGACATGCTGATTCTTACTGGCGTGCTTCCGGAGCCGGAAACCTATAAAGCGGGCTGGGATTACGAGCCGGGCCTCTCAGAACAGGAAAAGGCATCGACTGCACTGACTCGCACGCAGGCTCTCGTGGCCTATATCGGCGGCGGTGTTGATGCGATGATTCCACCGACAAACTACCTCACGCGAGAGCTTGGGTACTCGGATCAAGAGGCTCAGTCAACGCTCGAATCCGCGAATGAGTCACAGGCAGATGCGGCGAATGCGCAAGCGGCTACCGTCTCGCCAGACGTTGCCAGCGGTAATGACGGCGGTGACACAAGTGATGAAGGCACCGGGCCGGAGATTGACCTCGGAGCAGATCAACCGACTGGCAACATCGATCACGTTGAAGAAGATGAGTTCGGCACGTGGGAGATGATCCCGAACAATTATGCCAAACGTGTGATGGCAATCAACGGGAACCGAGAACTCAACAATCCGTTCCGCACGCCAGATGGCCCGAAGAAGTTTGCGGTCTACACGAAGAACGGCGATGGCAACGTCGTGCTGGTTCGTTTCGGTGACCCGGAGATGGAGATCAAGCGAGACGATCCGGAGCGGCGGAAGAACTTTCGGGCACGTCACGGATGTGATATTGACGCCGGCCCGAAGTGGAAGCCGAAGTATTGGAGCTGCAAGTTCTGGTCTGAGACCCCGGTTGATGAACTCGTCTGAATGCAATGAGGAATGCGAATCATGCAGCAGCAACTCATGAATGTTCTGGCACTCGTTAAAGACACCGACCGCTACGTGTTTTTCTATGACGACGAGAGTGCAGCCACTCTGCTGCAATTGATGGGGCGATACGCGTCGGATAAAAGTCTGAGCTTTACGTGGTATGATGCCGCTGTGCTGAGTCAAAAGATTCGCAGGCTTCGCGAAATCAGAAGCCGAAGAATGCAACAAGCTAAGGATCAATAAATGAGCGATCAGAACTTCATCGTCGTTGATGAAAACAACTCAATATCCGATGACGAATTCTGGGACGCAATACTGAGTAGTCACATTGCGATTGTGAATGCGGAACCGTCCGTCTGGACGGATGATGAGGCCGCTGAAGCGTTGGGATTGACCGACAATAAGTTCAACCCGAATCAGCCGAGGGATTCCAGAGGCAGATTCGGTTCAGGTGGTGGTACTGCAGGGCCAGGTTCCGCATTTGTAACAGAACCAAGTAATCCCAATGGGGATGACACATACAACGCGTACCGGAAACCTGACGGGTCCTGGACAGAAGAGAGACGACAGCTTCACCAGAAAATTCTGGATGAAACCATGAGCGGAAAAACTCCAGTTGTTGGTTCACAGCCAATTGCTTACGTGATGGGTGGAGGTCCAGCAGCAGGAAAGAGTAGTGCTCTTAGGGATGGTGGGATCATTATCCCAGATAATACTGTTCACATCGACTCTGACCAGATCAAAGCGAAGATTCCAGAATATGACAACATGGTTTCGAAAAAGAATCCGAAGAGTGCTGCGTTCGTTCATGAAGAATCTTCAGCCGTAAGCAAAGAACTTCAAAAGAGAGCCAGTAGCGGAGGTTACAACACGCTACTAGATGGAACGGGGGATTCATCTATTGAATCATTGGAGAGTAAAATTGTAGCAATGAAGGACTCAGGGCAACGGGTTGTCGCGCACTATGTAACAGTTGATACTGAAACAGCGGTCAAACGGAGCAACGCCAGAGCAGAAAAGACAGGGCGAGTGGTTCCGGAAGCAGTAGTCCGGGCAACACACGCCTCAGTTAGCAGAGTGCTACCTGAAGCACTTCAGAGAGGACTGTTCGATGAGGTGACTCTATGGGACACAAACGGAAGCAAAGCGAAAGCAATCATGTCTGCTCGTGGTTCTGAGGTCACTATTCATGATGCGAGTGCATGGAATAAATTTGTCGCTAAAGGTGAGTAAGCAATGAAACGTCTAACGTCGGAAGAAATACAAAAGGTGATGCGAGACTTCCTGCTTGACAGGCCGCCAACCATTCACGGAGAAGAGGCAGATGACCTTCGGAGATCGTTGGCTGCTGATCAGGAAAAGGCGAAGGCAAATGGTTACGAGTTATCGATACCTTTCGAAATTGAAGTAGAAGCGTTGGGCCTGACTGGCAATAAGTTCAACCCGAATCAGCCAAGAGATTGACGCTCTCGGGTTTGATCCTAATGAATGGAAGTGAGCGGATTCTTGCGATTTGGTGAGGCGATGTCCGCTGCATCGGCTGAATCACATGAGGAATAAATGAGAAAGCCGAAGCCGTCTAAAGTGCAAAAGCATCGCCGTCCCGCAATCAACCCGTTGCGAATCGATCCCTCACGCACGGGTAAACTGCGTCGCGAGTTTGAGACTGACCTCGCGAAACGGTTCACGGAACTCAGGCGACGTCTTCGAAAGCTGATTGTTGATGACGATGCGTTCGGCCTAAAGGATGGGCCGAAGGGGCTCCCCCCGGTGGCCAATCGTCGGGAGTTCGTGAGCGTTCAGGCGATGGTGACCGAGCCGGATATCGTCACGGCACTGAAACAGATTCAGGCCGGGATCGCTCCGGAAGACTTGAAGAAACTCGAATCAGACTACCACGTGACCGTGCGTTATGGGCTGCACTCAGTCGATAAGGCACGAGTCCAGGAGTTGCTGTTTCAACATTCACCACTGACGGCTTGGTTTGGGAATCTAAGCGTGTTCCGAAACGCTGACTTCGACGTCCTGAAGTTCGACGTCAATAGCCCGATGTTGCAGACGTTCAATTCTGACCTCGCTGAGTTCCCGCATACGGACACGCATCCCGAGTATGAGCCACACTTGACGCTGGCCTACCTGAAGCCGGGAACAGGCTGGAAGTACGTCTATTCGAGCGGACTACATCACAAGCCATTACCGTTCACGTCGTTGGAAGTGGCACACCCTAACAACGTCCGGTCGGTGATTCAGCTCTCCCTGACTAACAATGCACGATTCAACTTCCTCACGACGGTTGAGAAGCTGAACGGTTTCCGCAGTTGGCTCGGGATGCAACTCAGTGATTTGTTCATGACTCACGTTTCACAGGTGATCGCTGATACGTTCTGGCATAGATACATCAGAGACGGCTACGAGCAGGGAGCCGGTCGGGCGTTCGATGACACTGAGGTGCAGGCTCGGGCAATGTTCGCGGCAAACCCGCTGAAGGGGTTCGCGGGGACACGTGAAGACTTCCTGCGAGCCAGCTTCGCACATCCGATTTCGATCGACCGGCTCAAGACGCTTGCGTCGCGGGTATTCACCGAATTGCAAGGCGTCACGTCAACGATGGACACGCTGTTGACCCGCACGCTCACTGATGGGCTGACCCAGGGTAAGAGCCCTCACGTCGTTGCGCGGGACATCATGAAGTCTGTCAACGGAATCGAGGAAAAGCGTGCGAAGGTGATTGCCAGGACAGAGATCATGAGGTCACATGCAGAGGGACAGCTGGACACGTTCGAGCGGCTCGGAGTCGATAAGATCGGAGCAATGGTCGAATGGAGTACGACGGGAGATGCGAAAGTCTGTCCATTATGTCGTCCATTAGATGGAATCGTGCTCAAGGTGACTGAGGCTCGTGGAATGCTGCCACGGCACCCAGGGTGCAGGTGTTCATGGGTACCGTCTGGCGTTGGTGAGTCACCAACTCGTGAGACTGCACTCGGTGAGACAGTGCGTCAACAGCGTGAAAAGAAAATGATCGATCGAGCATTAGACGAATCGATCAAGGCGGAAGCTCCGAAGCGACCACTCAAAGAGCAGCGAAAGCGAAGCCGATGGATCGGTGCGGATGCGGACATTTCGAAGACACGCCCGAAGTCGATTCTAGATGGACAGATCGCCAACGCTTACAATCCAAATCAGCCACGAGATTCAAATGGCAGATGGGGGACTGGTAGTGGAGTATTCGGAGCAGAACGAGACAGTAACCTGCGAAAGTGGTTTGGGAGTAGCCAAGTAGTAGACGCGAGTGGAAGCCCAAAGGTGATGTATCGTGGTGCAGTCGAAGAAGAAAAAACTGTAGGTGAATTGACGTGGTACTCCGAGTCGGCGGAACAAGCGTCTGGTTACGCCCAGTTGAGATCAGTCTCGCAAGGGGTTGTTGATAGCGGAAACGTGACTCCAGTGTATCTAAAAGTGGAACGTCCCTACGATGTTCTAGCAAAACACAAGAGTCTTGATGAGTTTTTAACGGACGCAGAAAACAGAGCACCAAAGCCAAACTATGAAAAGTCGGACGCCATTTATGAGAAGATAATCGGAGCCTCGGAGAACCCGACAAAAAGCACAGAAGTATGGCGTCATTGGAACGAGACGACGCAAGAGAGTCGTAAACTTCTGGCGGATTACTTAGACGTTCTCGGATACGACGGAATAAAGTTCACGGAAGATGGGATAGCGACTTACGCCGTCTTCCGTCAGTCACAGGTAAAGTCTGCGCTGGGGAATATCGGATCCTTCGACCCGTTGTCAGCAGTGATTACCAACGCAATGCTTCCTGACGATCACCTGCGACTCACGGCAAACTCAGGCTGGTATCGACGACGTCACAAAGATCAGGAGTGATAATGCCGAGGGGAGAGCTGACGAATAACGAAGTCAAGGTGATGCAGGTACTCTGTGATGGGTATCCGCACATGGCCGAGGAGTTGATTGAGGTCTGCCCCGACCCAATGATGAATCGCGCGGCGATATCGGCGTGTATCAGGCGACTTCGAAAGAAACTGCCACCTGGTCAAGAGATCGTCTGTGATTACTACTTGATGAAGTATCGGTATCGATTGGTTCGACTACTGAATAAGGATGACTAAGGCGACGGATTATGGTGAGTTTGTCCGGTCGTCCGGCACAACGTCGCTATGTCGAATAGGTTCGACAAATTGAGCTAAAGGCATTGGTGGAACATTGATCGTCATCTAGCGTTTCGGCATGGAAACGCTCACGATCAATCTGACCGGCCCAATCCGAGAAGAGTCACTACAGGGAAAAAAGTACCTGGTGGCTCCCGTCTCGATGATCGTGCCAGGGGTGTTGAACGGCTCGAAAGGAGCATTGTTCTATCCACCAGATGAGGTCGCCAGGAACCCGGAGAACTGGAATTCAGTTCCGCTGGTACTCGGACATCCGACCGTCAACGGGAAACCGGTTAGTGCCCGCTCCCCGAAAATCCTAGAGCAATACCAGCTCGGGTTCGTCTTCAACGCGACGGCGGAAGACAAGCTGCGTGGTGAAGCGTGGTTCGACGTTCAGCGATTAGAACAACTCGCTCCGGCCATCCTGACAAGCCTTCGCAGCAACACTCCTATCGAACTATCGACGGGCCTGTTTACGACGAATGAGCCAGCCCCAGCGGACGCTGTGTGGAATGGTCGCAAGTACGACTACATCGCCCGCGATTATCGCCCGGATCACTTGGCGATCCTGCTGAATGAACGTGGCGCGTGCTCCCTGTCAGACGGATGCGGAGTGCTGGTCAATCAGCAGAAGTTTGACGAAGCAAAGGTCAAACGGGACGGCGGGAAGTTCGCTGCAACAAGCGGCACGCCAGAGCCTAAAGCTAAGACGGAACCGGGTGATACTAAGGCGTTTGCCGCCGCCCTGGCACAGGTCAGCAAGGGGACTTCGGTCTCGGTAACGATCGGCAAAACGACCTATTCAGGCAAAGCCGCGTCGGTCACTGGTGGAACGAACAAAAAGCTGTCGTTCACTGCAAAGGCTCCCGGCTCCGACAAAGAACTCCTCTATTCGATCAGGACATCCGACGTGGGACCAAAGAACGTGTCACTGACAGTCAATCAGGAAGAGCCTGATGATGACCACGAAGTCACTGAAGAGATCGACCTCGGGGATGGCGAGCCGACTGACAACGCGATGACAAAGAAGGTCGGCGGCGAAGAACTCCCTGCGTCGGCATTTGCTTATGTCCCAACCAAATTCAAACCGTCTACCTGGAAGCTCAGGATCGATAGTGCTCGCCACGTTGGGATGGCAATTGCCGCACTCGGAAAAGGATTCCGTGGCGAACAGGTGGACATTCCAAATGACGACCTGCCAGCGGTGAAGAAAGCAATTCGCGATGCGTGGAAGAAGTTTCATCCGCAAGTCAAAGACGAAGACATCCCGAAGGTTGTCGCGAATCAGATGAGTCACAGTGACCTGTATATGGCTCTCTCAAAGCTGATTAGCGATCGCGAGCCGAAGACCCCGAAGCAAGTGCTTAGTCAGTCCGGTGAGACGGATGCCATCCCGGAACCAGGCCCCTATGTCGTGGACGTATTCGACAAGTTTTTCGTCTATCGCGATCACAAAGATCGGCTGTGGCGGCAGGGATACAAGACTGACCTGAGATCCGACTCAGTGGAACTTGACGGGGTCAAGGCTGAAGTTCGGAGAGTCTCTACGTTCGTCGCGGTGAACAACACCGTGAGCACGACGGCCCACACCACAAATGCAGTTTCAGACCAGCAACGCAAAGCAATCTTCGCAGGCATCGGAACACGATCGAAGAAGGTGAAGGGGATTGCCGGCGGCCTGAAGATGCCAGGCAAATCGAAGCTGGCATCTATGACTAAGGCAGAGAAGGTCGAGGGTGCTAAACAGAAGAAAGAGTCAGCGGCAAAAGAGAAAGACCCGTCACGCAAAGCGAAACTAAAAGACCAGGCGAAACAGTTCAGCAAGGCAGCAAAAGCAAAGTAATCGCCGTCTGGCGAAATATCGTTGTTCCTTAACTGGAGGATGCCAGACATGGCAAAGAAAGATCTGATCGAACAGATCACGGTAAATGGTTGTGGATGCTTTCGTCAGGACGACGTGCCCTATCTGGCCGCGATTGGTGAAGACCGACTTCAGAAAATCGTTGACAACATGGATGAAAGCGAGCGGCTGAAGGTCGCTGCTAATGCGGCCACAGAAGGGTTTGTCGATCCTGTCGGCAACAAGCACGCTTTTATCGATGGTGAATGGGAAAGCGTCATGGCCGATGATGATGGCGGTGAAGACACACTCACCGGTAACGCCGCACCACAGACTGATGATGAATGGTTCGCACACGCTCCTGAATCAGTACAGCGAATCGTCGCTAACGCACTCAAGGTCGAGACCGACCAGAAGGCCGCACTGGCCGAAAAGCTGACGGTCAACCTGTCTGGCGAGCAGAAGAAACGGCTGACTGAGAACCTCATGACCAAGAGTCTCGACGAGCTGAATGACCTTGCCCTGCTCGCACCGGCAAAGGCTGAGCCTCGCGGGTTCAACCTGACTGCGACGCCGGTCACGACCAACTCGACAAAAACGGTCCCAGTGAAAGCGGCTCCGCTGACACTGCCAACGATTAACTGGCACGACGGCAAGTAATGCGGTCAACGACCAATTCAATACACCACTCTTAAAGAGGTAACTAAACATGGCTCTGGGTAATGCGATTATCCTGACTGGTGAACCCAAAGGGCGATTCTTTGAGGGCATCATTTCCGGGACTCCGAAGCCAGGCACGATCATGCAGATTGATGTGTCTGAAGGTCTGGGCACTGACGGACGTGCTACGTGGGAAGCCTACAACGCGGACGCTGACGGCAACCGCCGGATGTTGGCGGTCCTGCTGGAAGACGACCTGCGAGGGCGTGATGAGTTGACGGCGTACGCCGATGGTGATCGCGGTCGGCTATACGTCCCGCTGCCAGGAGATGAACTGAACCTGCTGTTCAACAACGTCTCGGGCACGGCGGATGACGTTGTGTTCGGTGATCTCCTGATCGTTGACGACGGCACCGGCAAACTCAACGTCACAACTGGCAGTCCGGAATCAGAACCGTTCCAGGCGATGGAAGCCTATACGGACCCGACAGCCGACCAACTGATTCACGTGCTCTGCACCGGGTACTAAGTCTCCACTTCTCCCCGGATTCCAATTCAATTTCTTTGAGAGGTATCAAACCATGTTTCTTCAATCGGACTTTGTCCTCAATGGTCAGGGCCACGGTGAAGTCGGATCGCTGATGGGTCAAATGCGATTCGACCCCGGCATGATGCGACCATACCTGGACGGTGAACGTGGACGCTCGGTGTCGATTACTACCGGCTATACGTTCAACGCGGCAACCGGGATGCACGTCCCTGTCGCGGAAGAAGTGCCAATCAGCGAACTGCTGAACAATGGACTCCACTCGCCAGTGTTTAACGCCACTAGTCTCCGCAAAGACGAGTGGATCATGCTGGACCAGCGCGTTGTGATGGCCGCTCGCCAACGACTCCGAGCCTGGTCTGACCTGGCAGCCGCGAATACGTTCTCGGTTCCCGGCATGTCGAAGACGATGCTGGAACACGAAACGATGAGCGACGTCGGTGAGGCTGTCGTCGATATGGACGGACTCACTGATGGTCGGAACGCGAGTCCGCGTTTCCAACTGGAAGCAATGCCTCTGCCGATCACGCATTCCGATTTCCACTTCAGTTCGCGAAAGCTGGCTGAAAGCCGAAACGCCGGAACGCCACTCGACACTGCACTGGCGGAAAATGCCGGTCGTCGAGTTGCTGAGATGGTCGAGAAGACACTCATCGGTACGGTTACCGGAGTTCAGTACGGGACCGGCTCAGAGTATGGCACGACGCCAAAGGTCTATGGCTACACGAACTTCCCGGGTCGCGCGACCAAGAACACCATGACGGCACCGACTGGATCGAATGGTTCGACGGTCAAGGACGACTGGTTGGCTCTGCGAGACCTGCTGTACGACGCCAACTTCTACGGCCCGTACATGGCCTACGTCAGCTCCGACTATGACCGCTACCTTGACCAGAGCTACTCGACATCGGAACCGTCTGCCGGAACGCTGCGTGAGCAGTTGCTGAAGATCGACGGTATTCAGTCAATCAAACGACTGGACTACCTGACGAATACGTTCACGGTTCTTCTGGTTCAGATGACGTCTGACGTCGCTCAAGCGGTGAACGGCATGGACATCACGACCGTGCAGTGGGAGTCGAGAGGCGGGATGCAACTGAACTTCAAGGTCATGTGTATCTGGGCACCTCGTCTCCGGGCCGATTACAACGGCAACTGTGGTATCGCCCACGGAACGACTGCGTAACTATTAGTTGCCTGACGTGCCCTTCCGCGTCAGTGACCCCGGCCCGGGGAAGGTTTCGTTCTGATCCTTCCCCGGGTTTCTTTCTATAGCTCGGAGCAAAAACACAGTGCAAACGTATCGACTTTTGGCAGGGCGACACTCTGAGGGCGACAAGGTTTACAAAGCTGGCGACGTCTTTCAGTCATCCTGCGAACTGCTTAAACACAATAACGGTGGCCGGAAATTCGAGCTGGTCACACCGGTGGAATTGACGGTCAAGGGTGACGAGCAGAAGAGTGACGACAAATCAGACGTCAGTGCTGAGTTGGCAACCATGTCGATTGAGCAACTGAAGTCATACGCGGCAGAGTTGTCGATCGATCTCGGCTCATCGACTAAGAAACAAGAGATGATACAGATCATAAACAAAGCAGTCCGGTAGCGTTCATGATGTTACCAGGACTGTGAATGTGGGCGATTGAATATGAGCAGTCAGTCACCGGTCTACACGTTGATCCCGTTTGAGAAACGTGATGGGCTGTCTGCACCACGAACGTACTGGACAGTTCCGCAATCGTTGCGTGATAAAAACTGCAACGGATGCGGAACCGGTGGATGGAAGGGTGACATTGTTCCAGACACGATTTGGGGATTGTGCGTCACTCCGGCCTGCAACATTCACGACTGGATGTACGCGGAAGGTGCGACAGCCGACGACAAAGACCGTGCTGACCTGACATTCCTGGCGAACATGCTGTTCTTGATCGATGACGCATCAGAGCGTTCCTTCTTCGCTCGATTGATTGCACCGCTCCGGCGGTGGAGAGCATGGCACTACTATGAGGCTGTGCGCTACGCAGGCAACGGGCCGTTTAGTCGGTCGCGACTTTTGAGGGCAGACGAGTAATGGCACCAGAACCCGGATGGACAACGAAGGCACGAGTCGTATACGTCCTCGACGGTGACACGGTAGAGGTCGAGGTCGTTCGTAAGCTTCGGATCAGGGTGCTCGATTGCTGGGCTCCGGAGACACGGACGAAAGACATTGACGAGAAGGCGAAGGGCATCGTCTCGAAAGAGCATCTTCAGAAGCTACTGCCAGCGGGATCACCAGTGACGGTCACAATTCCGACGTCAGTAGACGGTGAGATTCAGGACGTTCTGACGATGGGACGATTCCTCGCCCACATCTGGAATACGGACGGGATCAACGTAGCTGAGGCACAGGTCAAAGCAGGACACGCAACAAAGGTGAAGCAATGAAGCTATCACGAATCGTATGGATCATCGCGGCGTTGATGTTCGTACTCGCACCAGCGATAGCATCCGCCCAGAACTTCCAGATTGGCCCAATGCCAGGTGAGACACCAACACGTTGCCGGCTCGTGTGTGACAGACCGCATATCGACCCGATCGACGTCCGGCCTCTGCTCCCGCGTTGTGAGTGGCAGACTCGGGCAGTGGTCGTAACCGAGTGGCATCCGTGGTATGGGCTGACGAGTCGCGTTGTGCTGGTCAATGTTTTAGTTCGAGTTCAATAGATGACACCCCTCACGTGGAACACTGACCGCAGCGGCAACCGCTCGCGAGTCTACGGCGGCTGGCACAACTGGCTGGACCAGTCCGGCTGGCGTGCGCTCGACGGTGGATTCCGTGAGGACTCTGGCCGCTATATCGCGAATCAGATACCAGGTCTGTATAGCGTGCCAGCACTGGCCACTGGCTCGGTTGAGTTTGAAGTCAATCAGCGATACGACATCTTCAGCAAGTCACAGATCACCGATGCTCCGTGGTCGCTGGAGATCACGCCTGAGAACGTCCGGCCTGTGGCCGCTCAGCGTGATGATGACCGACCGGAGCAGGTGCTCTACCCGAACGCCTTCGCTGACGGCATTGACCTGCGTTACACGGTCTGGATTGGCCGTGCTCCGCGAGTGACTCGTGAGATCGTGATACGACAAGAGCCGCCCGGTGATCACGATCTGCGCGGCTCATGGCTCCTGCGGTCGAATAATGTCACAGCCTATGTTCGCGGACCAACCGGGCAGTTAGTTCGTCCGTGGTCGGGGATTGTGGCGGATCGTGCTATCACTCAGGGACACGGAGTCATCCTGCGGGCCGGGCGAGGACTCAACGAATCTGAGATGCGTGGCAGCGGGATCCGCAATCCGACAGCGTGGTACTACTTGCCGGACGGAACGCTGGTTTCGACGCCAATCAGCATTGAATTCGAGATCGTCGCGACAGACACCGTGCGAGCCACGAAGATCATTCCACGTGCGTTCGTTCGCGAGGCGTTCGCTGCGGGTGCGACGGCGATTATGAGCGATGACACGAGCACGTTTTACCCTGATCCGCACGCTGAATCGACCAGCGTTGACGGGAACTGCTACCGATTGACG